AAGCCTGAACTGAGCTAAATTCGTTTATGTTTGTGTTTCCAATTTGCAATACTTTACTTGCAGATGCCCAAGCGGAAGGCGTAACGCCAATCCCCACGTTTCCAGCTACAACCGCAAGGTCGCCACTGGAGTTAAGGGTTAGAAGTTGTGCGCCATCTCGATAAACTTGAAGCGTATTTGAGGCTGACCCAATCTCCCAGATGGGTGTGCCAGTGCCAGTGTCGTTCAATACGATAACTGGCTGTGCGCCTTTAACCTCAAGGATTGCACCAGCGAATCCAGCAACAGATGCTGGCGCACTCGTCCCAATCCCCACGTTGCCAATCAGCGTAGATGTCGTCCCCACATACAGCTTCTTCGCTATCCCCACTCCACCATCTGTGTGGATGGAGCCAGTGATGCCAGATGAGGTGTCGGTTACGTCGTCTACGATAAGCTCGTCAGCCAGAGTGACATCGCCAGAAAGCGTTATTGCAGATGCTTGGATACCCAAAAGTGTTGTGGCATTTGCAGCGTCATTAAGTGCTTGGATAGCAACACCAGTGCCAGCACCAATAACTGTGCTGTAACTCCTAACAACAAATCTCTCGTTCGCTGTCCCACTGCTCACATCAAATGCGTCAATGGGCGTTGCATCTTTGCCTACTATTGTATTGCCAAGTAATGTTGATGTCGTCCCTACCCACAGCTTCTTAGCTATGCCCACTCCACCGTCAGTATGGATGGAGCCACTTACACCACTCGTCGTATCAGTAACGTCATCAATGGAGAGTATGCCACTACCAGTGATAGCAGTCGCGCCAATCGTCGTAACCGTAGTCGCACCAGCACCGAGCGTTCCAGTAACTGCCAAAGATGATAGTGTGCCAACACTTGTAATGTTCGCTTGTGCAGCAGTTGCCAATGTGCCAGTGATAGAAGTATTTGCAGTAAGTGTCGTAAATGTGCCAGCAGCAGGTGTCGTGCCACCGACCACTGCGTCCACTGTCCCTGCGTTGATGTCTGCCGATGTAGCGACCAAACTGCCAATGGTGCCAAGAGAGGTGATATTGCCCTGTGCAGCAGTAGCAAGCGTACCTGTTATAGATGTATTTGCAGTGAGGGTCGTGAACCAGCCAGCAGCAGATGTAATACCACCAATGACACCCTCTATTGATGTGACTGTCGTAGCACCAAGTGTAGATGCTCCTGCTCCAAGTGTGCCAGTGGTTACGAGGTTCTCGTTGTCGAACGTGATAGCACCACTCACTGAAGTGATACTTCCAGTTGACACTGCCATATCACTCGACACAGTAAATGTGCCAGAGCCAAGTGTGCCAGTCGTTACGAGATTTGCATTACCAAATGTGATACTACCGCTACTGTCTGTGATAGAGCCATCAGCTAATGTGAGGTTGCCAATCGCTGACCCAGTCGCAAGGGTAGCAACGCCAGCACCCAATGTGCCAGTGGTGACAATCGGTAACGTGAGGAGATTCAGTCCCGCACCTGATAATGTTCCCCACTCAGTGTCAGCGACCCCACCATCCAAGCCTCTAAAGCTAAATTCTCCTTCTTCCGCGCCCGCTGCATCGCTCCGCACCATCGCAGCGAGAGTGGCATATACACTCTGCACGTCTCCATCGTCAGGCATTTTAAAATCAAGCCCTACACCTGATGCGTTATCCGTCAGGTTACTCCCATCGCTTGGATCCCACTCAAGCTCAAACATTGTTTTAACCGCACCTGCTGCCACAGACGTTGTGGTGATGTTAATACCATCTGTAACCTCAGTGAATGAGCTTAACGCATCCTCCAAACTTGCTTTAAGTGTGGTGAAGCGTGTGTTCATCACTGATGGTGAGTTCACGGTTCTATTTACGAGCGCTAAACCTACGTCGACTGTTATAGCCATCCATGACTCCTATTGAATATCCTGACTGTAGCTCACAAACGATACTTCCTCGAGTTCATTTGATCCATCGCACGTGAGAATGTACATAATAGTATTGCACTTAGTTCCCACGCCCAGAGTATCCTCAAGTGTGGGTCGCTCATCCCAGATCGACCCGCCCCATACAGTTGATTGCTCAGGATTATTCTCATTCCAGTACGGAATGTTCCCACTGAAAAGCACGCTAAGCGCTGTCTCAGGTTTAATCACCCGTCGATTCATCAGCGCTTGGTATTTCCACGCGCCATTATACTTTTGATACAGCACAGGGTAGAAGTATCGTACCTTTCTCCTGCGCGTGAGGTCTACCTCAGCCGTGTTAATCTCGTACGCGATGTCTGTTCCTGTGTCAAGGCCAATCGGCCTCGCGTCCTTAAACCCTGTGTATAAGAGATGCACTTGTTGAGCACTACCACCTGCGTACATGCGGATAATGTTATTAGCATCGTGGAGGACACCTATACTCTCGTACGTTAAGCCTTCGTGATAGCCTGCCCAAACGTAACGTGTATCGTACGATGCGCGAGCATCAAGCGGAGCGTTGAAGATCGAGCGAGACATGCTGAAAACGAGCATTTTATCAGGCGTGGAACTTGCGCCCGTTTGAAGCGTGAAGTATATCTCTTTCTTGTTCTCATTATACAGCGCTTGAATTGATGAGTGCCAGCCCGCAACTATTGACTCGTACGTGCGTGACATGTTCCCACTAATGGAATCAGTGTCAAGGCCATCCTGTTCAGCTGCCCGCAGTGTGCCCACGTAAATCCCTTGCTCATTAGCAAAGAAAATTTTCGCTTCAACCGTCTCAATTGACCAGTGACTCGATACACCTACGTTTGTAGCGACTTGCACAGGCTCGAAATCAGCGCTTGTAGAGCCTTTAATAATGTGACAACCTGTGGTTGACCCTATGAAAAGATAATCGTAAATTTGATTCAAGCCTGTAATTTTGTCAAACCCACCATCAATCCTGATCCAGCTATTACTGCCCCAGTTAGTGTTGGGGGATAGTGGATCACAGAAGGCAACAATGTCGGGGATGTTCCCATCACCTGATGCCCAAAGCACGTTGTGAAGCACCCAGAGGTAGCGCGGGCATCCGATACCCACACCCGCTTGATAGAAGGGGAGGAGGTCTGTCCACGTGGTGCCGTCGTACATCGCAAAGTTCACACCATCAGCATAAGCGACAATTTCACCGCCTGTTGAGTTGATGAAGTTGACGATGGATGGTTTGTTCGTGCTAAGCGTGTTCTGCACGGTAGTTGTGGCAGTGCCAAGCCCCTTGAAAAGGCTATCGCCCACTTTAATCAGCGGGGTGTATGTGATCGCGCCAGTTGTTTCACGTGCTGCAAGCTCAGCTATCATCGTTACGTCAGTGCCAACAGCCGATGAGAAGTAAGAGAGTGCTGTGCTGAGTTGCGAGCCGCCACGTGATTCAAGTTGACCGTCCACGCCCAAGTCAAAGTTTATCGCGCGTGAAATTTGCGTCCGTGCAAGTTGGTTTGGGTACAAGGAGTCAACCACACCGTGAACACAGGATCGTGCTCCTTGAGCATTAATCGGTATTGGCATTACTTACCACCCATGTTGAAAGACTGATTGCTCAAGTTGGCCTTGATCAATAGCGATGTAATCAATATACGCTTGCTCTAATCTTGCCCGCTCGAAATCAAGGTCACGCATGTTATCCTTAGTACGCAGGCCAGAGTGCTTCACCGACCAATACACGAGTAACATGTGTGATTCAGGGTCAAGGCGTGAGAGTGTAGAGTAAGCGGGAGTTGCATCGCCAGTTGTGATCCACGTGTTCATGCACGTTGCGACACGTGTAGAGCGAACGTAGTCGGTGATGTAATTGACTTCACGAGCTTCAGGCGCTGTAAACATTACAGGGATATCGTTATAAGCATCGTCCAGCCCAATAAGATTGCCCAAATTATCTGTAGCAGTAATATCAGCCGTGAGTGTAAAAGTTGCGCCTGAGACCGCTTGGCCAATACCGTGATGAAGCTCTGGAGATCTGAGCACGTACCACACTCTATTTTGGTTAGCGCTGGGAGGAATGGGAATAACGCCGAGTTGATTGTTTTGCACGTAGTAGCGGGAGTATGTGGAGCCTGTTGTGGAGAGGTAGTCCCATCGGTCATCAAAGCCTCCCTCAATAGGTATAACTGGTGTGCGGGGATTGTCCGTGATATTCTCAATCGACACAATACGCGGCATGTAAGGAGCGATGCGCGTGAGTTCTGTTGTGCCATCGTGAGTTACATCGGTGGACGTGATGAGCATCTTCTTCGCGTTGTTGTAGAGGAACAGGTCATAGTAGCCCTGCGCCTGATTTAAAAATTTGAGCAGGTCAGCGTCTTGATGTTCCATAGCATCTTCATCGTCTATCAAGAATCGCACCATTTCAATCATGTCTGTGACACTCATTGCTGGCATTTATATCGCCCTCGTCACGTTGCGACCTTTCGGCCCTTGTGATGTGGTCATTGTATCCATGTCAACTCCTGGACTCCAGTAAGAATCAGGGTTGTTTTCCCCGCCTGACGCGAGACGTGCGAAGGCTCGACGGTAATAGTCAGCCCACGCGGTCACTTCATTCTGGCGATCTTTGTCCTGCGTAGCGGTTGCTTCATCTTGCTCACGTAAGAGGCGCTTCACAAATTCGACAGGGTTCTGATTGAAGAAGGAGAGTTCAGTCATGTGCGCGATGGTGAAGGCTGAGACAGGCATGTAAGCGCCTTCTTTCCCTTCCATCAGCCACACGCTTATCGGAGCGTCTGTCCGCGAGTCTGCCCGATGTTGTTTAACGTGCCATCTATGATAGCCGTAAGGCTGTAACTCCCACACAAGAATGAGGCGAGGGTTAATGTTGTAGAGTTGTTGGAGGTGCGTGTCGCTCACGTGCGGGTGGTCACTCTCAATACTCTGAGAGGTAAATTCTCCGCCTGCGTGCGAGTCCCGCCCTTTCAGCTTCGATAGAACCATCCTTGCCGTTGGGCTGATCGCGCATCTCACCTCTATCTTCGCTTGTCCCATTTAATTGCCCCTTCTTGATATAAAAGCCATTACCACGAATTGTCTGCATAGAGCGTTGGTTAAAACCACTCAAAGGATGCTCCACGAATACAAACGACACATCGTTAGCGAAGGGCGTAACAGTCACACCGTTCAAGAAAGCGAGTGCAATAGCTTCTTCTTTCGAGTGTGTAATTTGACTCACGGCCATCATTTGAGTGATTGTGTTCATATTAAGTTGTCACAGCGCTGTGATCTACTGTGCGTGACTTGCTCCCACCGAGGTGGATAACCATCACGATGTAAGCAGAGGCAGTAGCGCTTGAGCGAATATCGATTGTTGTAGCGGTCACGCCACTTTGCAATGGGCGTGCTGAACCAGCATCTTCCACGTACACACCTTCCCCAACCGCGATGCACAAAACACCTGTGACACCGAATGGGTTAAGGGCGAGAGTAGCGAGTGCGGTATTAGCAGTTCCATCTGTAACACCCACGATAAACGCGATGTTATCGCCATTAGCGAGGTGCACTGAAGGCATATCAGCCATGTGTTAATTCCTTTCAATGAAACGTGAGGAGTGATTGTCTGCCGTAGAAGCACTTGTGGGCGCGAGCTACCGACTATCACTGCCTCACGTTCCTTAAACCCGCAAATCGGAGGGGCATCACGGCTTACGGGGTAATGAAATTATTAAGCCAGTTCCGTGATGAAAGTCAACCCAGTTGACCTTAGCTGATAGCTAAGATATCTTCTAACATACCCAATTTACGCCGACTCGATACACCAAACTCGGAGTACCAGCCATATTGAGCTTCCCATACATCGGTGCGACCAACCTGTTTCAACACACCTTCCCCACGATCAATCCATGCAGGACGGGACATTTCATAGATGGCCAACGCGCTGGGGTCAACAAACGCAAGGCGGTTAGGCGGTGCGAATTTGTCTTGCAAGATGGGTATGCCATTGTACGAAGGGCCTGACCATCCACCATCCAGTGAGACGTTGTTCACCATGATGCGTTCACGTCGTGCCATATTAGCATACGTGAGTTGCATGTTAGGCTCGCCGAGGATGTAAGCGGTAGAGCCACCACCGTAAATGTTAACATCGCGCAAGACTTGATCCATGCGGTGATAACTCAGCGCTTCAGCTGTGCCAGGAGTAGCACCTTGATGCACTTGAGCGACCCAATCTTGATAGTCGCCTGAGTTGGTCGTGATGTTTTGCAGCGTGGTGAGGAAGTTGTTGTCATCAATGATGCCCAACAAGCCCATCATTTCCACACCGCGAGCACCTTCAAGGAAGATGTAATCATTGTCCACAGCGCCAGGATCAGCGTTGAGGGTGATTGTAGGCGCGGTGGCAGAAGGGGCGACAGCGGTGATGCGCCCTGTGCCACGATCTGTGCCACCTGTTTTCGCAGAAAAGATATCAACATTCATCTGCTTCGAGAAGAAGAGAAGTCCGTTGGTGTCATTGGCGATGCCATAAGCAGCATCAACGCCCAGTACGGGTGTGGAGCCAACACCATCGACACGAGCGAGAGCGCCCGAACCGTCATTCCATTGCATGCGATTGACTTGGCGATGGAAAGTGTTGAGCTTGGTCGTGATCTCACGATTCCATGCTGGGCCGAATGCACCAGCGTTGGACTTCGATGCTTCCATCACGGGGCCGGTCAAGCGGCAAGCGGCATAGTGAAAGCGCATCGGGACTTCCGTGCGTGTGTAGATGCCAGCTTCGGGAGTGACGAGTGTAGCGCCCTCAGCGGCTGATGCAACACCACCCCAAGATTCGAACTCAAGCGCGATATACGCGTTCTTGCCCTCGACATGCTTGGAGTCACGTTTCATCATAACTTTGTCCATCAACACTGACTGTTGATTGAACTGTTGCTCGAACATTGGAAGGTAGAATTCCTTCAAAATGCTATCGTAGTCAGCGCGTGTCAATGCGGCCATGTGATTTCCTATCCTTGTGCGGCGAGCTTTGCTTGAATAAACGCCTCAAGCGCATCCTCTACCAAATCAGAATCTTTGTTAATGTCAAGTTTGTGAAATGCGGGTGCTTGCTCGTTAGGCGGTTGATTCCCACCCATCATAGGTTCCGATGTCTGAGTCTCAATCCCTGCGGGCACGAGCACTCCGCGACTTACAAACTTGTCGTGAATAGTCTTTGCCATCGTGTTCACCTGATCAATCGTGGGCAATGTGCCCTTGTTTTTAGCTTGATAAGCTGACACCTGCGCTTCGACAAGATCGCTGTCCGCAAGTGGATACTGCTTGGGCAAGTCAACTTCAATCGCTTGAACCACAGCGTTGACGCGTGCATCGAGGTCTACCTGCGCTTTCGCGGCAACATCGGCAGCATGTTGTGTTTCTTGTGCGTCAAGGCGTGCATTAAGGGCGGTCAAAGTAGTTACAACTGCTGTATCGACAGGTGCGGGTGTTGCTGGTGCTTGTGCGCTCACGGGTGTTACCTCCGGAATAGTTGGTTCAATCGAGTTGGTCGCTTCAACAGGTATCTGCGGGATGTCAGTAACGCTTAGTCCTAATGCAACATCAATCTTTGGCGTGTAAGATGCCCACGCCTCAGGTGGCTGAGTGTTGAAAAATTCTAAATCCTCCGCAAGAGCCTGTTGATATTGACTCCCAAGTGCCTGTGCTTCTGCCATCTGAGCATCCGCTTCGCGCTTAGCTTCTGCAGCGCTTTGCGTCTTTTGCGTGTAATCAGATTGCATTTGTTTCCGAGCCGTGTACGCGGCAATTAACTCGCCCTCTGTGACTTGCTCGCCATTGACATCATGGATTTGTGAGTTGGTCGTGATCGACTCTCCATCTCCTGTGCCTGCCATCTAAGTGCCCCTTCAGTGATGTTGATTGCGCTTAGGCTTGGGGTGGTGCTTGGGCACTCCCGCCCTGTGTCGCTGGATCAACTTGTGGTGGTAGGAGAGAGGCTTGAAATGCTTGTTCAGTCAGCATGTCGTGCTCCATCCAGTTGGTCGCCCATTCTTCATCTTGTGCTGCACGTTGTTTCCATTGCATGGTATTCATATCATCGCGGTGTGTGCGAAGGTGTATGGAAGGATCTTCCCACGGTTGCGGGGTACCGATGCGCTGGCCTTGCCATAAGAGATCGTTCTCCGCGCGTGCGAGGTTTTCGTGCTTATCTTCCTGATCGTACAGAACGTCAGGAATCGCGTGACGGATCATCTCCATCACACGTTTGTCATCAATCTGCTTAGTCGTAGGGTCTCTGAACATCCCAATTTGCAACATGTCCATTATCTTCTTCACGATGGCGGGCTTGCTCTTGCTCGACCCGCCCACCACGGAAAGGTGGATGTCCGTGTTGCCTTTAAGGTCTGCGCCTTGAAACGCGCTGATTTGCCGTGCGCGATTAGACCCTGTGATCTTAATAATACGCTCCTCGTTCACCGCCACCGAGACAACTTGGAGAATTTTGCGAAACATTTTGGTCAGCGCCCCGTGATACGCTTGCTCTGGCACACTCAACGGGCGATCATCTTGCTCTTGAAGTAGCTCAATCCCCACTCCACTCTTCACTCCCGCGGGCACTTTCCCTTTCGATGGCTTGTGAAGCATTTGAATATCTTCAAGCATGTTGAAAAGGTCGCTGAGATAGCGGAACGCGTGCGCGGGGATAGCCATCGGCTGAGAAATTGTGGGCATAAGGCCAGGATTGAAGTTGACCAACTGACCTGCGAGGTCATTGATCTTCGTAACGCCTGAACCATTCGGCACCATCCATTTAAGCGCAAGCATTGCGTCCATGTTCTCACGTATCTGCGATGCGGTCTTGTTTATCTCCCTTTGAAGCGGGAGTTGATCTTCCACGGGCGCTGTGCCGCGAAATTGGCCAGGATGTACGTACCAATTGAAGTTTTGCCCTGGATACCCTTCGAGTGCGCGGTATGCGGGAGGCCATTCAGCTCTCTCCATCACCACACCGTTAGCCATGTAAACAATTAAGCCGTTTGGCGCGGAGTGTTGGGGCTTCATCACCCACTTAAACACCACAGCGCCTTCTTTAGCGGTGGCAAAATTGTTCGTGAGCACCGCTGTGCCGTACGATTGTGCGAGAATTTCACTCACATCGTCCATAGGCGCGATGTCAGTGTCAGGGGTTACGGGCGAGCCTGTCTCAATGTCGCCATCTGGCCAATGATTGTTAATTTTGTCAATGCTCATCCACGATGTGAAGCATTGGAACAGTTTGTCATCGGCATCGCCAGGGAGTTCATCGCAAAACCAGTTCCACGGCTCGTGCATCACGGCGCGGATATCACCTTGTGTGGTCGTTTCAGTGGCTCCATCGGGGAGTTGGCGTTTGAAGCGAGGCCCGATTGTGCGATCCCACGGGGTTTCCACGTAGCAGTTGCCAAAATGGAGGAGATTGCGTACGATCTGCGTACCAACTGATGGTAGGTTGAGTTGTCGCCAGTAGTGTGATCCGAGTTTCTCGCCCAGAATAGCTGCATCCTTATCCTCTTGCGCGAGAGTGTTGGGGGTCACTTCAAATGCGGGTGTAGCGATGGCGAGTTTAGCCTCAGTGTCCATCGCCCACGGTTTAAGCACGTTTACGGTCACGTATTTGCGTGACTTAGGCGATGGAGGTTGGATAATGCGCTGAGTTTCAGAGTTGAGGACTGACCATTGGAATCCACGCGCGAAAAGGGCATTGATGCGCCATTGCGCTCTTTGCCCGCGAGTTTCATCCAGCCACCATTGATATTGCGACTGTATAATGGACGCGAGGGTTGGAGTGTCGGCCTTCGCGAAACCTTCTTTCACTTGCTGAAGGTCGTAGTAATTTTCATTAGCCATTTAGCGCCTTTTGCTGTGCGGAGGTCATTGTCCCAGTGGAGGTAACTTCATCGAAGATGGCCATTTTCAACGCTTCTTGCTCGATCTCTTCACTCATCGCTGCATCCTGCTCCTCCGCATCTCTCGGATCTTCTGTCCTCACACGGGCGGCGGTCACGGTAGCTGCAATCATCGCCTTACGCTCTGACACAAAAGCAAGGAGGCAATCGAGAACGCGTTGTGCGTCATTGCGACCTTTAACCACGTACCATGTGATAAGCGCGAGTGCCCATGTGAAGAGGGCGAGTGCGAAGAAAATGTTTACGTACGTGAGGAGCATTAAGGTGTCCCCACATTTGGCGCGGGAGGGAGTGTGAAGTTGCCCACGTTATCTACGTGAACAATCACTAAACGCTCACCATCGTTCCCACCAGTATCGAGGATTGATTTAAGCGCCATCCGCACCTCAACCTCGCTCTCATTGCCATCTGAGCGAAGGAGTATGCCATCGGTGTTTTGTGCCGCGATATGATACATTTTAAACGCCCCTATTTTAAACGGCTTTGATGGGGGGAGTGTGAAGCGCGCTTGCATTAAGCGTCCCCCCGCGTCCCTTCCCCCTCCCCTTTTCCTCTCCCCCCCCCCTCCCTACAC